GGATTAAGGCGCATGGAATTAAACCCCATCGCAAGATTGCCCATCAGGTCTTTGAAGTTATCGCGCTGCCCGAACGGCATGGCTGTTTGACCTCCCGCCGCTTCGTCGCGCTTTTGCAATCCAAGTGCGCCTAGAATGCCTTGCGGCGCTTGCTGCTGTGCCATTTCCGGCGCTCCTCTTGTGCTGTATGATACGGGTTGCGCCTGTGCTGGCGCGCGGCTGGACTGTGGCGCGGATCCCCGACCGCCGCCCTTGCCCCACCCTTCCCAAGCGCCGCTGCCTTGCGTTTGGTATATGTGCGCGCCAATGCGGTCTTGCATCTCTGGCGTCATCACCTCATTGCCCGTCAGCCCCATTGCATCACGCGCGCCGCGAAGCGTTGTGCCGACCACCTGATAAGCGCCCATTGGCGTAGCAACGCGCCCAATCAGCCCCTTGACGTGCTGCCCGTAATCTCCTGAAGGCTTAGAGAACTCCAGTGCTTGATTGACCGTCATGTCTGTCAATCGCGTTCCCGCGTATCTACCGCCGTCCCTGTTTTGGTATCCAAAAAGGGCGTTGTAGTCCCCGCCGCTTTCGCCGGGGAAAATGTTTTGCTGCGCTAGTTGGCGGAATTGTTCGGGCGTCATCTACTGCACCTTGCCCAGAAGTTCGCCCTTTAGCCCTGCATAGTTTACGCGCAAATAACCATCCGCGCCGGTTGTGACCAATTGGGGGTGCGTCTTTTGCAGTTCGTCCGCCATGACGCCAAACGTGGCTTGCGAGACATCCGCAACGCGCTTGCCTTCTTCGTTCCAGTCCCAGTTATAAAACCGGATGCCGTCGATGTCGCCGACGTGCTGGATGTTTTCCTTCAGGCGCGGGTCGGACGGCCCAAAGATACTTCCGGCAGTTTGTGCCCCTAGCGTCAGATAGTCAAACAGCCCAGGGCTTTTAGTTGTCGTTTCAGACTTGCCAAATTGCGCGCCGCCAAGCGCCTGCAAGGGCAGATTCAAAGCCCTCTCTGGTGCGCCTGCAAAGCCCGCGTACTGTTGCCGCCCTGCATTCATAAGCTGCTGCATAAGCTGCTGCTGCTGCTGGCCCTGTTGTGCCTGCTGTTGCCCGATCTGCTGGCCAAAACCAAAGCCCATGTTTGACAGATTGCCCATCTGGCCCGCCGCCTGTAAGCCGATGTTCTGCTGATTTTGCGCGCCGCCCAGTGCGGTGTTGAAGCCCTGCTGCTGAAGCTGGCCAAACGTGTCCGCACCCTGCCGTGCAAACGCCTCGTTTGTCAGTGAGTCAGCAACGCCGTGACGTGACCCACCGTAAGCGCCCGCCTGCGTTGCCTGTGCGCCCATGGTGTTGGTTGCCATCTGGCGTTGCCGCTCAAGGCTGTTTAGCGTGTTGTCCGTAACCTGTGAGGTGTACGGGTTCATAAACGCGCCGATGTTTGGCCCCGCTGCCGCTGCCGCTGTGCCGCCAAGGGCTGCATTGTACGCGCCAGCCGATTGGCCGTAGACACCGCTTTGTTGTGGTGTCTGCGTCTGCTGTGGGTTTGCTCCGCCTGCCATTTACTTGCCCCCGCCCATGCCCGAAGAACCTTCATCTGACCCGCGCGGAGATGCCACCGCGTTAGCGGCACCGCTAAACATACCGCCGCCGCTGAACGTGTCGCCGCTCTTGCCGGGTCCGCCGCCGTTGAACGCATCCCCGATCCCAGAATACCCGCCGAAACCACCACCACCACCGCCACCGCCACCGCTTGGACCGCCCCCGCCGTTATAGTCGCCCTGATACGGGTTGGGTGCGGCTTGCTGTGCCGCCATTTGCTGCATTGGATTGCTGGATGGCGCGCCTGTCATCGGGTTGAGGAATTGTGCCATAATTGCATCATACTGGCCCGGTCGCTGCTGTTGAAGTTGATCAACCGCGCCCTGATAAATCGGCGCAGACGAATAACCCATCATGCCGTTAAAGTCCTGCGCTTGTGGCATACCCTCCATTCCGGTCATGCCGCCGCCCTGCATCCCAAACGCGCTCGCCGCCTGACCCGTATTACCAAAGGCCGCTTGCTGCATTGGATTGAACGCCGCGACGTCTGGCCCGAAGTATGGCGTGTAACCGATCTGCGAGATATCATTCGCCCGCGCGAGGTTTGCTTTGGAAGCATCCTCAACGAACTGAGGGATTTTCACCTCGCTTGTTTCGCTTCCGCCTTTACCGCCACCACTCATATGCTTTTCTCCATAACCGTTAGGACCGATTTCCAGCCCTCTTTGCCTAAAACCCGAAGCCAGCCGTGCCGACCGCTCATCGTGATACTCTCGCAGCCTTGGGTTTTGCCCCACGCCTCCGCAGATTCAATCATGCCGACCAACTCTTGCTTGTCACCAGCCGCCAAAAATACATGAAGCACCTTCTTTTTCGGGTAGCATATGATTTCTGTTATAGCACAACTGTTGCGGGCTGGCCACAGTTGCATTTTAGCCGATATAACGCCGCGCGCAACATCATCAAAATCATGCGTGCCGCCGCTATACGCTAGGGCGCTGTCGATCTGCTCGCGGTAGTCTTCAAGATTTACCATGTTGATATTGCCACTCGCTTCCATGTGTCTGCTGCCGTGCAAACGTAGATGTATGCTGCATCCTGTGCCAATTCGCCCGCCTGCCCCGATGCTGTTGCGCTTGCGGGTACGCCCACGAATAGCCCCACCTGCGCATATGCACCGGCCTTGGAAACCACAGGGTAGCCCCGCTCGTTATCCCAAAGGATTGTCCCATCCTCTGCCGCCGTTGCGCCGTTCCTGCGGTACGTTAGCCGCGACCACGAAGCTGCGATAGTGCGCCGGAAGTCCTGCGCCCAGACACGCACGTCAGGCCCGACTGGTGGTAGCCCGTTCATCGCCTGCCACCCCCGAACGCTTCGACACGCATCACGCCCACCCGCCAATCTGCAAGCCTCTCCGCCTCGATCCTCATCCGCACCTGTCGCCCTGTAAACCGCACGTCCGTAGGCGTTGCCATTGAGTATGGGCCAAAGGTCTGTTCGTCGCCGTTGGGGTGAAACCGTGTCTTAAATGTTGCAGTTACATCGCCCTGCGTGCCTTCGTCGGGGATCAGGCTTGTTACCGCCATGACATTCTCGCCTGTGCCGATTGTGATTGGCCCACTTTCGCAGAACACAGCATCGTCACCGTGTTGCAGCCCGACTTCATGCTCGTACACATTGCCGCTTGCGTCAGCCCAAAGAGGATACTTGAACACGCCGCGCGCAACCGCTGCTGTGCGCTCAATCGTGCCGATGGTCCAATGACCCTCCGCGTAGTCTAATGCGACATATCTGTTACACTCATTTGATCCACCCGATGGATAAAACCACCAGACTTCCCCGTGCTGCGCCAGTGGCACCGCGTGAATCAGGCTGGCCTGTGATCGGTTCAAATCGCCAAACACATAATCCGCAACATCGCATGGCAATTCCTGCACCGCGCCGCCCGCAAACGTGAAGAACGCATTTTGCCCCATCCAGAACGCGCCCGCATCAACAGACGCCAATGCCTTGCGCGAGGTAATGCCGCACGATTGCCCGACGCGCTCAAACCCATAGACGAATGGTGGCCCCTGATAGGTGGCCGTATGCGCGTCTTGATCTGTGAGGATTAGCGACTGCCCGCGCACCTGAACGCCGCACATGATTTGACCAGACGTTTGCAGCTCAATATCGCCCGCCTCGTTTGTCGCCGCTGCTGTCCAAGTCGTGTTGGCCTCGCGGTCGCACCACTGCACCTTGCGGGGATTGCCACCAGCGCCCAAGGCGAACAGGAACCGCTCTGCCGTGACTAACAAGGATAGGTTGCCCGTAGGGGCGTTGCTGATAGCCGCCGCTGGCGTGCCTGTATCTAGCGCCCACTCGTACAGCTTGCCGTCCTTGCTGGAGCAGGCCACAAGGTTTTCCCCGAAATTGTCCAGCGCCCATGTAGTAGCCTCGGAAAAGGTCCCCGTGTCGGAGCGCTCTGTCCCGAATGTATCCGCGCCATAGAACCCGCCGCCGTACCCCGTAAACGCCGCCGATCGAACAAGCCCGGCCGTGAACCCCGCTGGCGTGATGTCAGTCGTGACGTTGGATGCCGACGTGGAGAACAGCTTGTTAAAAGTCCCCGCAGCAATGCGCCGATCCCCGCTCAGATCCTCCCAAGCAAGCATCCCGCGCGGGGGCTGGTCATATGCCGTAGCGACCCGCGTGCGCCAGCCGCCAACAGGGCGCAGTGACCCGTCACGCCAGCGCACTAGGTTAGCGTCACGCCAGCGGCCTGACTGGTCAAACTCGGTGCCGTTGCGGTAAACACCCGGCGGAATATCAAGGGGCAATAATGGCATTGTGTATCCTGTCGCTCCTATCTGAAAATTGCAACGGTCAAAAACGTGGGATCAATTGCCCCCCCACTAGCTGCGTTTCTTGATTTTAGTCTAACAGACCCCGCAACGGGGGGGGCGCTATCGTGAATTAAAACTACTGCAGAACTTGTCGCGTTGTCAGATAACGTCGCCTGAACCGAGTAACTTGCATCCTGCATTGCAGTTGTAAAATTGACAGTATAATCCCCGACACCGTTGCGAGTAACGCTGGACACGTTGCCACCCGCCCGAATGGCACCATTGGCACCATTGAAATTCACCCACGCCCGGCAACCGTACAGCGGGGCGGACCCCGATGCGTTTAGCACGTCAGGAATGGCCGTCCGAGTAAAAGCCGTTGTTGCTATGCGCGTTGAGTTATTGCCTGCCGATTGTGTCGGTGCAGTTGGGTTGCCCGTCAGCGCGGGGCTGCTGAGCGGTG